CTCGATGATACGAATGTTTTGTAGATGTTAAAAATCAGCCCGAACACTCTGTATATTAATATGATTTTATCTATTAATTTCTTAGTCTTAAGCCGTGGAGCTTCCCTGGGAACAAGGAAGTATAGAATACCATCATCAGAGTAGGTCAGTAACTCACCCTTGAGACCTATAGCCTCTAAGGCAATCTCCATTGTCACTGCGTGTACACTGCTCCATAAGAAATTCAAGAATCCCTCGAACCCACCCATCACACCGCTCAACGTATCAAAATAACCTCGAGTGTTGTGAATAACTATAGCTGATCGGAATATTAGGTCAATTCTCCGAAGCCACTCTTCACCAGTTATATCAGCCAGCTCCTCACCATAAATCCTAATAAGTTTCTGCGGGAATTTCTTGGAGAATTCAGACAAATCAAACGAGATAAAAACTGCTTTTTCTTTCTCACTATTACCTGTCATTGCATTGCAAAATCTCTCTAAGTCTTTCCGCTTTGACTTATAACCTTTAACAATTGAAACACCTGATTGTTTCCCTGCTGTTTGTCTGACCAATCTCTCGACACGCTGTGTTATTGCTTTCATAAATTGTTCAGCCATATAAAACATCCTTGTATGTTCTTTATGGAACTCACCTAGTTTGGGTTCAGTCCCAACGATATATCTAGCCGCTTCGTTTGCATACAAAAATGCGGAGATTTCGCGGGATGGTATGTCATCTAGATCAATGTTATTGTACTTTGCTTCAAAGACTTCAAATTGCTCGATGATACGTCTGAATCTACGTATAGCTCCAGGCCCATCTAATTCATCTTCTCCTTTCAATACTGATTCCATATCATTGATAGTGCCAAGAGAATTATTCTTATCGATCTTCTCTCCCATCATTGATTCTGCCCAGTCAACCATCTCATCAATCAAGCTGATGTCTCCTTCAAAATGCCTCTGTGATGATTTGTTACCAGGCTTCACTTCTATTTCTGAAGGTTTCATAATAGTTTTCACTTCAGTAAAGTTGACCTTTGACCAAGCTCTCCAAGACCTAGAAGCCATTGTAGTTCGGCTGACATGAGCATGATTACTCTCGGCAGCTAATTGTACTGACACATCATCAGACTGATCATTACACTTAAGGCGGACAACATGGCTTTGTGACATCGATGAATATAAAGCTCTCCGCAGGGTTCCTTTAAACCGATCAATATGCTGATCATCAACTTTGTTTGCGGTCTTTACCCCTGAGATGTTCTCAAATATCCTACCTAAATCGGGATCAGGGTGTGGGATAGCCTTATATAAGTTCCCAAGCACAAATGCTGATATTTTGTCGGCAGTATGATCTGTCAAGAAATTCTTAAACTCTAAACATTTATCTAGCTTTTCAGGGCTCATAGTTGATTTGTATGCTTTGACTGTGTTCTCATGATACACAGGGTCAGTGTCAAAACCATACTGCAATATACCCCGAGCTCCTTTGATATATTCCCCAACTTTCTGAGGATTATCATCTGCCATGGACTTTAGTATTGATGCTAGGTCAATAGCGAATTCTTTGGGATCTGTCCGGAAAGCTATCGATCGGTTTGAAATCATGAAATGCGAAATAGTCCTAATTAACTCGATTGTGCGCCGGTAGTGGTCAAACGTGAAGACTCGACGCTTTATCTTATTCATACCACTGTACTCAACTAATATGAGGTTTCCAGTTATGATGATGTTTATTCCTCCTGATTCATGTAGTTTACTTACATCATATTTCTCTCGAATCATAGTATAGTAGGCAGCATAGGCTATGACCTTCTCCTCAGAGTTCCATTTTCTCATCTTCTGAGGAGGGGTGTAATGATTACGGATTTTTATTTGCCGGTCCCTCTCATCTTCCATGAACAAAGCTAATGCTTGGAGAGATATGAAACAATCCCTGGTATCCTGAGATAGCAACTGTGTTCCATCGATTGAACTAGTGGTAGATTTCGTGGTGTCAACTCTAGCAGATAACGACAATGCTGCTCTGTTATACCCTGTTGAAGCTTCTTGATGGAATTTAGTCTTCTGACCAGAGTCATCACACCACCTTTTGATCAGATCTTTAGCTATCTCATATACAGTAAAATTGCCTTGGAGCTTGTTTGGTAACTTCACTTCCAAACCCTTGCGTTTCCTGGTAACCCAATCCACTGCTAAGTCCGACAAGTCTAAGAACGTGGTCAATCTATTGCCGTCAAGTGCTCCCATGGCTCTATGGATTATCGACACACCTTCCTTCTCCCGAGTATCGGTGTAGGATATTTCACCTCCAGTATATGCTATCAACAATGTAGCAATACGAGTCAAACTTATCAATTTCTCTGACATTTAATTATGAATAATTTTATTTTCTTC